GCACCACAAGATACAGCATATCCTTATGTTCTCATTGGCACAGAAATAACTACAGATATCGGAACTAAATCATTAGATGGTAATTTATATAATGTAGATATAGATGTTTGGTCTCAATATAGAGGACAAAAAGAAATCAAGGAAGTTATGGAAAGAATTTACAATCTTACCAATAATGTTACAATCTCTGTGTCGGGTGCTGATTCTGTGATGAGTTATGTCAATAGCTCAACTACAATAGTAGAAGCAGATGGAATCACTAGACATGGTATAATTAATATTAATTTTACAATTTACGATAATTAAGAGGTAATAAAATGGCAGTACAAAAAGGAAGTGCATTACTTGTCAAAGCAGGGAATGCAGGGTCTCCTGAGACTTTTACAACAGTAGCAGGTCTTAGAGACACATCTATAAGCATCAACCAAGAAATAGTTGATGTAACAAATAAAGATTCAGCAAGAGTAAGAACATTACTTGCACAAGGTGGAATCAAATCATTTACAATTTCAGGAAGTGGTGTCTTCACAGATTCAGCTTCAGAACAAACAATATTGACTAACTTTGATGCTAGTACAAATAAGAACTATCAATTCCTTGTACCTGACTACAATACATTTACAGGAGCATTCCAAGTAACATCTATTGAGTATAGTGGTACATACAATGATTCAGTACAGTATTCAATGACATTTGAATCAGCAGGAACAATAACTATAGCAACAGTTTAATATGTGGATAGAAAAAGAAGTAACACTTGATAAGAAAAAGGTTGATGCAAAAGTTAATCTAGGTTCTGACCAATCAGAAGTTGAACTGCCATTCTTCGAGAATTGGGATGATTTAGGTGTTATTAAAATAGGTAATGATAAATGGGCAATCTCTAGTGCCACAAATGTTGGTGGTAGAGATGAAACCATATTGATGACAGTTAAAAAGGAGAAGAATGATGTCTACAAATCCGATAAAAGCAGAAAAGATACTTAATTTTAAAGACAAGACATACAAGGCTCGTATGTCTTTAGACACAATAATGAGAATAGAAGAAGCACTTGGATGCTCTATTCTCAAAGTTGGTAACAAACTTACAACAGCAGATATTACTCTTTTAGAGATTATTAGCATTCTTACATTATCAATTAGAGCAGGTGGAAATGATGTCAATGAAAATGATATTAAAGGTCTTGTATCTGAAGTTGGTTTAGTAGAATCAATCAAATTAACAGGTGAACTTCTTACATTAGCACTCAATGTAGACCCTGATAATACAGAAAAAAAAAGCAATCCTTAAAAGATGATTATGAGCTACCTATAGAAAGGTGGCTCGAAATACTCATAGGCATGATGAACTTACCACCTAATCAGGTGTGGGATATGTCAATTAAAGAAATCACTCTAGCTATTAATGGCTTCAAAGAATATAATGGTAACAAATCAGAGCCTATGGACAAATCTGATTTAGATAAATTAATGGAAAGGTATCCTGATTATTAGACATGGAATTAGATAAGTTATTAGTCAAAATTGAAGCTGATTTATCCGACCTAAAACGAGGTCTGAATAAAGCAAACAACGAAGTCAAAAAATCATCTAGCAAGATGTCAAACGAGTTTAAGAAGTTTGGCACAACTCTAAGCAACATAGGTGGCAAAGTAATAACTTTTGGTGGTTTATTCGCTACAGCATTCGGTGCATATCAAATTAAACAAGTCGTAGATGTCGGCAGACAAATAGAAGATTTACAAGTAAGACTTAAAGCATTATTTGGTACAGCAGAAGAAGGTGCTAAAGCATTTGATGTAATGGTCAAGTTTGCTAGTAAAGTACCATTTACTCTTAATGAAATACAAAGTGCATCAGGTAATCTTGCAGTAGTTGCAGAAGATGCCAAAGAATTAGCCGAGCTTTTAGAGATAACAGGTAATGTTGCAGGTGCTACAGGTCTATCATTCCAACAAACTGCTGAACAGATTCAAAGGTCTTTTAGTGGTGGTATTGCTTCAGCAGATGTCTTTAGAGAAAGAGGTGTTAGGTCAATGCTTGGATTCCAAGTTGGTGCTGAAGTCTCAATCAATGAAACAGTAAAAAGATTTAAAGAAGTATTTGGTCGAGGTGGAGAGTTTGGAAATGTCACAGATGACTTAGCGAATACTCTCACAGGTACTCTTTCTATGTTGGAAGATAAACTATTTCAATTTAGGAAAGCAGTAGCAGATGAATTTATGGTCGAGCTTAAAGCACAGTTTGGTGATTTGAACAAGGCACTAGAAGATAGTCAGGATGAAATAGTCAGGTTCGGTAAGGAAGTTGGAGAATCTTTAGCATCACTTACGAAACTTATTGTCGAAAACTTTGAAACAATTAAAAAAACTGTTAATGCACTAGGAATATTTCTTGCTACTACAGTTGTGGCAAAAGTAGTTACTGCCTTTGCAAAAGCTAACATTGTTGTAAAAGGATTAACAATATCTTTGATAGCACTAAACACTGTTTTAGATGATGAAGAAAAAACTACAAAGAAAGTAGTAAAAGCACAAAAAGATGAAATGGAAAATCTGAAGGGCATATTACAACTCATAAAAATATATGGAGATAGAGTTCTTGATTTAAACAAATCACAAGAAGAAGGTTTAGAACAAACTAGAAAAGTAATTATTAGTGAAGGTGAATTAAAAGAAATAACACAACAAGTTAGTGAAGCATTTGAAGATGCAGGTAAATCTATATCAGATGCCTTCGGTGAAGCAGTAATCAAAGGTGGTAATTTTAAAGATGCAATGAAAAAAATATTTGAAGATGTTGCATCACAGATTGCAAGTACAGTATTTCAGATTTTGATAATGCAACCATTGATTGAGAAGCTAACAAAAACACTTGAAGAATATAGAAAAAAACAGAAAGATGTTTCTATAGGGATGAGTAGTGGTTTAGGTGATTTATTAGTAGGTAGTCTTACAGGATTATTGCCATTCGCTAATGGTGGTTACACTCCACCGAACAAACCTTACATGGTAGGTGAAAGAGGAGCAGAGGTATTTGTTCCAAGAACAGCAGGAAACATTGTGCCAAATAATCAATTAGGTGGTGGTGTTACTGTCAATCAAAATGTATCATTCTCAACAGGTGTAGTACCAACAGTAAGGGCAGAGGTTATGAATTTATTACCAACAATCAAACAAGAAACAGTAAATGCTGTTGCAGAAGCTAGAAGTCGTGGTGGAAGTTTCAGTAGAACATTTGGAGCTTAGTCATGGCAGAACCTTCATTTCCACTTTCACTCCCTAGTTCACCATCAAACTTTGTTACGAGTGAATGGAATATAATTAGAACAGTATCTCATACACAATCACCTTTTACTTATGCACAACAAGTGGCAAAGTTTACAGGCTCAGTATGGCAAACAACAGTTACATTACCACCAATGAACAGAGCCGATGCAGGAGCATGGCAATCATTTTTTATGCAACTCAATGGCAGGTTCGGAACATTTTTATTAGGAGACCCTGATGGTAAAACAATACAAGGCTCTGCTACTACAGTTATATCTGTTAATGGAGACCATGCTATAGGTGCATTCGATGTTGTGGTAGATGGTTGTACTGCAAGTTCTACAGAATTTAAAAAAGGAGATTATGTACAATTTGGCTCAGGTGCATCTTCTAAACTTCACATGATTGTAGCTGACATCACATCAGATGGCTCAGGAAATGCTACATTACAAATCGAGCCACCACTCAAAACAGCATTGACAGATGATGATGCTGTAACTTACTCAAACACAAAAGCAGTCATGAGAATGGATGCAAACGATTTAGGATGGAGTGCAAACAAGGTATCTTTGTATGGAATCTCTTTTTCCTGCACAGAATCGCTGTAATCGACTTTAATTTTTGGGTGATACCAAAGTACCCTAGACATTAAAAAGGAGCTAAAATGGGGTATTCTAGCTCCTCATATTCGGAGAAATATAATTAATTATAGCACAATATCCCAAAATACAGCTATTATTGAAATAAATGCCACAGACTTAATAAGGTCTTTATTTTCATTATACATCTCTATTATTTTATCTTTCATGTTTGCTCCTTAGTAGTTGAAATATAAAATCGAACTTATGGGAACTAATACTCCACGAGATGTATTCTCATCTCCACCTTCTGTTTTCTTTCCCATGTTGTAATACTTTCTAGCAATCTTTTTCATGTTCTCGATTGGTACTGATAATGTGAAGCAAAGTTTTTTGCCTTTGTAAAACGACACGACCCAATGGTCAGCTTGTGTTGTTGTTATGCCACTATCTTTACCACGAGATTTATATTCGACAAACATATTGCCTGTCTCTTTCCAAGTGTCTTGCTCGGATTTGATTTCATGTTTGCCATCTATTAAGTCTTTAAGAACCATTCCATATTCTGTCTCACCTAGTATTCCTGTATCTAGGTCGTATCTAAAATCTGAATTATGTTTCATCTTGTTGCTCGATTAATTTATTTAAGTACCATTGAGCTTTCTTTAAATCTTCTAAACCATTTTTAAGTTTGTATCTACAAATGTATTTCAATATATTGGATTCAAGATAACCCATCTTTTGGTCTAAGATAAAATCGATGACTTCAATCTTACCTTGTTTGTAATGCTTTGGATTTATGTTGTCTGTCATTCTAGTTCCTGCTTAACAGATGGGAATGTCACAACCCATCTGTATTAACATCTCGTGTTTATTCTAAGCAACCCTTTGCTCAGAATCCATTTTACCTAAATGTTTTTTGTACCAATTCAGAGTTTTGATATCTGATTGATGTGCTTGTAGTGTAATTTTAGAACCACCTGATTTGTAATCTTTGATTCTATCTAGTAAGTGATTAATTATTTCTACATTGTCTATCATGTTATTTCTCCTTATTAATTTAGTGTGGGAATCAATTCTATCACAAAACTGATTCCCACGATTGTTTAATTTACTCTTTCTAGTTTTAATTTACTGTTAAGTATTTTATATCCTCTCATTACAAGTTGGTCTTTTTTTCTGAAAGGCATATATTTCTTAACTTCTTCTCCATATCGGTTTGTATCATAATAAATATCATGCTCACAAACTTTTAATGTATCAACATCATAGTGTCCTGATTGGTCATATATTTTCCCATTGTGAACTACACATACATGACGATTTACCCACACTAAGTATGAATAATTTTTTGCAGTATAGTCTTTTACAAATGTACTAAGTCTAACTTTTTTATCGAGCTTGATTTCTGAATATTTTCTTTTATAAAAATTCAAAGCACTTTCTAACTCCAAATACCTAGTTGAGCCTTTCCATTGTTTACTGAAAAAGTTTAACTTTCTTATTTTGTTAAATACTCTTTGTACAGGTAAGTTAGTTATTC